TCGAAAGCATAGGTATAATGGACGTTATCTTCCCGGCGTTGTCGCTTACTATCTCAGAACAATGAAAACCCCACAACATCGCCTGGCCGACTATCGAAGTCCGGAATTCAACCGATGTCATGTAATCGTTAGGCTGCAGGTGTAAAATGTTGTAAAGCCCGTGATCTCGATGCTTGTCCTTACCGCCGTTGTTCTTCAAGTTCTTCATTAAATGCAAGGGCAGGCAGGCGCAATCGTGCGAAAGCTGTGTAACCGCCGACCACATCGCTGTAGCCGACAAAGATGAGCTCTCGTCTATCTCTACGCCGGCGCGACTCTCGTGCCCGACACTAAATCCGTACAGCTTCGGGTTCGTTATTACTGACGGGTGCGCCCGTTTCAATGCTTTTCCGAATATTCCCATTTTAACCCCGCGCCCCCATGTATCCGATGTAAAATATCAAAGAACCGCAAGCCGAATAGGCAATCCACGGCTTGAATTGATTCAACCCGAAAAATATCAGAATTATCCCCAGGAAAATGAGAATATCGCTAAAATCAAGCTCTTTTAGCAATTTACTTAGGGTTTTTTTAGTGTTATACAATAGCTAATCCGCGTGTCTCGTAGACTGATTTTTTCTTAATATTAGCAAGCGCACGGTTTAAACCCATAATTAGCGCAACCACACCGTCAATTTTGTTCTCGGGCCTTTCTTTACGTGGATAAATGTTGTCTTTTGCGTCTGTATGGCAAACTACGTTAGAAATCATCCAAGTAAGTATCGGATCCCCGTTATGATGAAACTTTCCTTCCAGTACGAGCTTTTCGAGCTCCTTCATCGGTTCCGAAAAGTTCAAAACAGTCGGTCGCATCTCCACCATCGGAAAACCTTCGTTCATCATTCTGGTGGATAGCTGAGTTGCTTGAAACGGATCGTAAGGAACCTCAAGTATATCGAACTTGCTCGCAATCTCCTTCATGTCGTCTTCGATGTATTCGTAGTCGATTACAGCACCCGGCGTGAGCGTTATTAAATCTGTGCGCGCCCAGCCCGAATACTGGCTATTGGAACTGTTTTCCGCTGTTTCCTCGGGTAAATAATATTTAGGGAAAACATAATAATGCCCGTTCTCGGCAAACAACTGCATCATAACCGCGAAGTCGACCTTACTCGCCAAGTCCAACCCGAGATAACACGGCTTACCCTCGAAATCCGAAATGTGCATATTGGTGTCTATGCACTTCCTCCACGAAATCATATTCATCCAAGCCGTATCCGCATTTACCCAACAATCTAATCTTTTAGTGAGAAAGTTGTTCTGCGCCGATGGCATCTGCATCGCTTTCGCGCACAACCTGGCAATATCGTCCGGGTAAACAGAAATACCGTAATTTGGGTTTGCCTTTTTCCATATATCCGGTTCATGCCAACTTTCGGCGTCCTCATCGTCTATCGTGTAAATCAGACCGAAGTACGTTTCGTCGTCGGCAATCTTCTCGAGGATCTTTGTCAGGTACGTCCGCTGCTCATAGCAAATCCCGGCCTGGTTACTACCTGCAGTCGTAATATTCCATAATAGCGACTGCGCCCGCGACCCTGTACCCGTTTCGAGAACATCGTACACAACCCTCGTCTTGTGAGCATGAAGTTCGTCAACAACACCCAGATGAATATTCAGACCGTCGAGGGTGCCGCCTTCTGCCGACAAGGGCTCGAACTTGCTCGCGCTGTCTATAATGGAAAGATTGTGCGCGTTGGCCTGAACACCGTATCGCTTTCGAAACTTGGGTTCGCGCTGGGCCATGCGCTTACTAACATCAAAAACGATACGCGCCTGGTCCCTGGTCGTAGCCGCGCTGTAAACCTCGGCGCCTTGTTCACCATCAGCAGCAAACATGTACAGTGCAACCCCGCTGCTCAATGTAGACTTGGCGTTCTTGCGCGGAACTTCAATGTAAACCGTTCGGAATCTGCGGATACCAGTTTCGCGGTGCTTCCACCCGAACACAACTGTCAGGATAAAGCATTGCCACTTTTCGAGCTTTATTTGCTCTCGGCGCTTTGCCCATTCGCCCTTAATATGGGGAAGCAACTCAATGAACTTACAAACTTTTTCCGCCGCCTGCTTGTCAAAGATATACGGCGTTTTTTTAGCCTTCCACCGCTGAAGGTCGTCAACTTGTCTCTGGCAAGCCAGCTTTACCCATTTGCAGGCCGGTGTCTTGCCGGATAAAACTTCTTTTGCGTATTTTAATCCCGCATCAACATGGGGATATTTCGCCACGGGTTACAACTCTTCCCATGGACTGTCTTCTTCCTTGCCTGGAACCTGCAACCGCGCCCGCGAGGAAGGCGTCATACCAAATTCAGCGCAGAACGCCCGGATCATAGCCAAGGTTAGACGCTCCATTACCAGCAAGGGGTTCTGCTTGGCCTCGATGTGTTCGTTGCCTGCTCCATCGACCGTGTGCTTCAGCATCAACAGCCGGAACTCCGGCGCCTTCTTTTCGGCTTGAATAGCGCACCAGTTGGAATACAACTGACAATACCCGGCGAGCATCGTCCCATCTATTTCGGTCAACACCCCGATCCTATCAAGGATAGGCGTTACGCGCTTCCATTCCCCCTGAGCTTCCTCGTCAAGATGATCCGGCATGTAGGGGTTTTCTTTACCCGGCTGCGGCTCTTTCTTGTTTATCTTCCGCTTGCCGGGGTTGCCCTGCAAAATCCTAAGTGCAGTGGGTTTAGCTTTTCTTCCGCCCATCTTTCTTCACCTTAAAATTCGTGATATATTCCCCCATTAACTCGATGCACATCCAATAGGGGTCAATCAGTTGCCAGAAGGCGTGGAACCCCGTCTGATGCCTCAAGGCATGACACTCCAAGCATAGGGGCAGGGTTTGTGTGTCCGACGGCTTCAGGCCCATGCCCCCGCTGCGGCAAAACCGTTCGTGATGCGCTGTTACATTTTGAGTTATTCCACACATCGCGCATTTTCTTGTTCGTATCCACTTCAGGTATTCCCTGCATCTGAACGTCTGCGGCTTTGGCTGCGGGTTCAAATCTCCTCAATCAACGCTTGCATCTGGTTACGATTGTCGCCAAATACCTGCGTGAGCGCCTCGCCCAACGTCGAAACCTGACAGTGCTCTAACTGAAGGTCGTAAAGATTATTCAAAAGCTCGACTACTTCGTGGAACACGGTCCCGACATACCTTGAACCAGAAAGCGACCTGTCTATAATGATTTCGTGACCGTCCGCTTGAAAACAACAGGCACCCAGGCATTCGTGGTCCTCGTCCCCACCCGAAAACGCCCTATAGATTTCATCCATACGGATTGAACTAACGTGCCTGACCTTTAGCTTGTGTGCCCCGACTTTAAGCCGAAACGTCTTGTGTCCCACATCCAAACCCGACCTCTTTCGCGGTCTTTTTGTCGTGATGTTGCTTGCACAGCGATTGCCAGTTCAGCTTCTCCCAAAACAAAACCATATCCCCGCGGTGCGGAACAACATGGTCTACAACGGTCGCGGGAGTTGTCACCCCACCCTCGAGACAACTAAAGCACAGCGGGTGCCTTTTTAAAAAAGACGCACGCGCACGCTGCCACCTGGAAGTGTACCCCCGATTCTGCGCCGTCTCCCTCCGCTGCTCGTACTGCTTCTTAACCTCCACCTCGTGTTGCTGGCAATAACTCGAGATAGTTAATTCTGGACACCCCGGGTAATTGCATGGGCTCGGGGGCTTAGGTGGCAAGGCTAAACATCTTCCGGTCTTTAACCTCGGCCCGCTTACCCTCGTTCATCTGCGAAACAGGACGCAGGTAACCAATGCAACGGCAATATACCTCGCACTCCTGGAAGTTGCGTAAATCCTTGTTCGTATCAAAACATGCCCGGCATTTCACAAAACGCTTGTCGTTTGTCAAGAATGGCTGATATACCGCCCCGCCCTCGCACTCAAACCCGCATTGGCCCATCTTCACAGACACCAATACATCACGCCCGCAATCGTGACAGGCACCCTCGAATATAGCCTCCTCCATACCAGGCTTAGAATCGAATAAATCGTGCAACTGCGATGCGTTCATATAGCCACCTGTATGTTTTAAAATAGCCGGTTTTAATTGTCAGGCAGGAGTCCCGGCTTCCTACCGTATCGGGGTATGGAACACCGTGCTATGTACACCATACATATCAGTACCCCTACCTATGGAATCCTAAATATCTATTTCTAATAAAATTGATATGTTAGTTTCGATTTTACTTGTCACCCCCCTTGTGTCTCCGTTTATAACAAGGACCACATACTGCTGCGAACATGGAAGATGATATGCTATTTCCCTTGTGCTCAGGCCATCATCGTAAAGCTGAATAATAAGCGCCTTTAGGTGCCCGGAGTTGCGTATAACCAACCCATATTCAAACGGATCAACACCGACATCACGCACGTCTGCATTCCCGGGGATAAACTCGGATTGCACAACAGCATCCTGATCAACAAACGCTTCAGCTTCGGGACAAAGGGATAAACAGGTAGGCTTCTTTGAACAGTCTTGACACAACAAACGGACGACTCCTTTCGGGGCCGCCCGTTAGTGCGGGTGAGGCAGGATTGTTTGGTTACATCTGTACTATTCGTATCGTACTACGGTCAAGGGTA